GTATTGCCAGCGTGATGTAGAGTTAAACACAAAGGTATATCAGCAGCTTCGAGTAGAGAGCAGGGGCTACACCCCACAAGCAGTTAAGTTAGAGCATGACGTTGCTTGGATTATAGATAAGCAGCGAGACAACGGCTTCAAGTTAGATGTAAAGAAAGCTATGCTGATGGTTGCAATGTTTCAAGAGAAGTTAGATGCTACAGAATCTGAGGTACATGAGACTGTCAAGCCCAAGGTTGAGACACAGATACTCAAGCCTCAGTATACTAAGACTGGTGCGATAGCTAAGACAGCTAAAGACCAACACGACAAAGGTGTCAGGCTTACAGACGAAGAGTGGACAGCGATGCTCAACACTGACAAGCCGGTAACCCGCAAGACATATACTGAGTTCAACTTAGGTTCTCGTAAACAGATTGGTGATGTGTTGATTGCAGCCGGTTGGGTTCCTAAGAACTTTACACCTACTGGTCAGCCCATCGTTGATGAGGGTACACTAAACAAAGTTAAAGGTATCCCAGAAGCTGCGCTGATTTCTACTTACCTAATGCTTCAGAAGCGTTTAGCTCAGGTAAACAGTTGGCTCAAGACAGTCGAGGATGATGGCAGGGTTCGAGGTTATGTTAATCCTAACGGTGCAGTGACGGGCCGCATGACACATAGCCATCCTAACATGGCACAGATACCTAGCTCCAACTCACCTTACGGTAAAGAGTGTAGAGCTTGCTGGACTGTAGAGACTGGTAACAAACTCGTAGGCATTGATGCTTCAGGCTTAGAGCTTAGAATGCTTGCTCACTATATGAACGATGAGGGATACACAAATGAAATTCTCAACGGAGACATACACACAGCTAACCAAAAACTTGCAGGACTTGAATCAAGAAATCAGGCGAAAACTTTCATCTATGCCCTCCTCTACGGAGCTGGAGATGCAAAGCTTGGGACAGTGGCTGGACAAAGTAAGGCAAGAGGCAGACAAATGCGAAGCCAGTTTCTTGATAGTCTACCATCATTTAAATCTCTTGTCCAACGAGTACAACGAGAAAGTAAAAAGGGATTCCTCAAAGGGTTAGACGGTCGTAAGTTAGCTATACGTTCTGAACATGCTGCACTCAACACACTGTTGCAGAGTGCCGGAGCAATCGTAATGAAGGAGGCGCTGGTTATCCTTGATGGTTACTTCAAGAACTTTAAGGTTGACGCTAAGTTTGTAGCCAACGTCCACGATGAATGGCAGATTGAATGTAAAGAATCAGATGCAAAGCAAGTAGGCGAGCTAGGTGTTCAAGCAATTGTTCAAGCTGGTATAAACTTAAAATTAAATTGTCCCCTAGATGGCGACTACAATATCGGAGATGGCTGGCATGAAACCCATTAAAGCAGACAGAAAGAAGTTCGACCTCGACCTACAGTACGGCGAGATACGTGAAGATAAAATTGCAGACATGCTCACCAACAAGAAGATAGAGGTTAAGTCAGAGCGTGGGATGTGGATGAAGACAGGCAACATCGCCATTGAGTATAAGTCTTATGGTAAGCCTTCAGGTATTGATGCAACAGAATCTGACTATTGGTTCCACAACTTATGTATTGGTGATGAAGAATACTGTACACTTGTATTCAACACAAACACATTAAGAAAGATTGTTAAACGATTAGACAGTTTTAAAACAGTATCAGGTGGTGACAATAGAGCCAGTCAAATGTATCTATTAAACTTACAGAAGCTATTTTCCTCAGATGTAATCAAAGCCTTTAAGGAGTTAGAAGATGAACCAGAAGCCGCTTAATACTTTAGTCCCTGACATCTATGAGTTACTTGAGAAACTTTCAGGTGGTGAGCCTCTTCCAATAACGGAGGAGGCGCTTGACCTTACAATGGTTGCAATGAAAGAAGCTATCCTTAGTTGGGCAACACCACGTAAACGGGACACCAACTTCAACATTAGAATGTCCAACGTAGGTAAGCCATCACGACAGTTGTGGTTTGAGAAGCGTGACCCCAAAGGGCGTGGCAGTGTAGACGGCGCAACACAAATTAAGTTTCTCTATGGTCATGTGTTAGAAGAGATTGTACTCATGCTTGTAAGGATGGCTGGACACAACGTCACCGATGAGCAGAAACAAGTAACAGTCGAAGGTGTTGTAGGCCACATGGATTGTAAGATTAACGGTCAGGTAGTAGATGTTAAGTCCGCTTCCAAGTTTGCCTTCAACAAGTTTAGGCTAGGCACGTTAGCATCTGACGACCCCTTCGGTTACCTCGGACAGCTTGCTGGTTATGAGAAGGCAGAAGGAACAGACGAGGGTGGTTTCCTTGTTATCAACAAAGAAAGCGGTGAGCTGTGTATGTTTGTTCCAGATGACTTGGACAAGCCCAACATAGAGAATACAATTATTACACTAAAAGACGAATTAGAACTTAACATTCCACCTAAACTGTGTTATAATCCTACCCCTGACGGCAAGAAAGGAAACATGCAATTAGCTAAAGGATGTACGTGGTGTAAGTATAAGCATGAATGCCACAAAGATTCTAATGACGGTAACGGCCTGAGAACTTTTAGATATTCCACAGGCTATAAATACTTAACAGAAGTAGTAGTCGAACCAAAGGTAGATGAGATACTATGAACCGAACAAAGTCTAAGCGTATAAAAAAACATGCAGAAACATTGCAGGTTGAATGGCTTAAAAGCCTCCTTGATACTGAGGAGGCTTCTAAGATTAACAAAGATAACTTCAGAGAAATGCTCCCAGAACAAACCCACATCTGGGCTAGGGGTACAGTCCATACGAGCTTCTATACATTGAAGTGGTTGAGCAACAAAATCAAACAGTTGATTAAGATTTTTCCTGACAAGCAGGTTGAGGATGTAAGCTCTCAAGACATTGAATGGAAGATGAGTCAGCGCTAAACGAAGGGAGTCACATGAAGAAAGTACGCAAAGGATATAGGAAGCCGAGGGTGAAGCGCCCCGTTGAGAAGAACTTGATTAAGGGTTACGACTCTAACTGGGAATACGAGCTTCACTCCGGTATCCTAGATGCATGGGAGTTTCACGTTGACAAGGTTGAGTACACAATTAGTCACAAGTACGAGCCAGACTTTGTTAAAGAAATTGAAGGCAAGAAGATACTGCTCGAAGCAAAGGGTCGCTTCTGGGACAGTGCAGAATACTCTAAGTATATCTGGATAGCAAAGGTTCTTCCAGACGATGTTGAGTTAGTGTTTCTGTTTGCCAACCCTAACTCTCCTATGCCAGCCGCCAAGGTACGTAAGGACGGCACGAGGCGTACACATGGAGAGTGGGCATCAGCCAACAACTTTAGATGGTTTAGTGAACAGACCATACCAGACAACTGGATTAACGCAAAGAACAGAGAGGACTTTAAAGATGAGCATTAATGACGCAACCCCGCAAGACTGGGACAGAGTTAGAGAAACAGGGGAGCCTACCTTTGAGGAGTATCAAAAGCGTTTAAAGTTTAGCTGGGTACATGACGGCACAAAGCCTTCACCGCAGACAGCTTACAAAGAAGACGTAGACCTGTTTGGAGACTGCTGGGATGTAAAGAAACCTACAATAAAGGAGTCAATGATGCAGGTTTATCTTGACATGGCAGACGAAGAGTTTGATAAAACACAACGAGAAACAGAGTGGTGGAAGCAGCAACTTGCCCGGTCAGAGCGGTTAGAGTATGAAGCCCGCTGGGGAAAGGAAGATGCAGATTGGCTTAGCATTGACTCTGAGCCTTATGAGTTTGACGAAGAAACAAAAGAAGATGTTGTCAACAACCCCAACCACTACAACAACGGGTCGATAGAGTGTATTGAAGGTATCCAAGCATCTATGTCTGAGGAAGCATTCAATGGCTATCTCAAGGGCAACTGCATGAAGTACCTCTGGCGCTACGACTACAAAGGTAAGCCCGTAGAAGACCTTCAGAAAGCACAGTGGTACTTAGCTGAACTGATAAAAGAACTTTTGTTTGAAGATGGGGAAGATGGGGAAGAGTGATGAGTGATGATTTTAAGATTACTAGCGCAATGGTTGTACCAAGTATTAATTTTAACATTGGTGACGAAGTAGTGTTAGTAATAGATGAAAAAGGTCTTAGCTATCGTG